GATAGTCAATGTTACATTTATTGTAATTTGTTTGGCAAAAGTTATAAGGATTTTAAGTATATTGTCATTGATAAATCACCAACAAACGAAATTGGTATTTTTAATGTCAGCGAAAATTTCTATTTTAGTGGTGAGCAAAAAGTTGAATATGCTTTAAAAGTATATGAAAACTATATTAAAAATGAATTTGATTTAGAAAACTACTTAGTAGAAGACACTTTATAAATGGACAATGAATATTTAGATTACTTAGATTGTTATGAAGACACTCTATTATGTCTAAAAAAAAGAGTAATAACAGAAAACGAAATACCTATATTAATCGAGCAATATGAATTTGAAGAGCACTATGAATGTTGTGGTGCAATATTACACGCTTTAGAAGACTACAAGGCTCAACAAAATTATTTACCATGATTACACCAAAACACATAATAGAAAAAATAGTTGAATTGTCAAGATTAAATATATTTAACAAGACTAGAAAAAGAGAATATGTAGAGGTTAGGTCTTTACTAAACCATATACTCTATAATCATAAAAGAATGACTTTATTTAATATTGTTAAGATATATAAAAAGTATGGTTGGGAAGTTAATCACGCTACAATTTTGTACTCACTCAGAACTTATGAGGTTCATAAAAACTACAATAAAGATTTAATAGTATGGGAACAAAAGATTATTGATAAAATAAATCAAATGGATAATTATACAAAGCGACAATATATTAAGAGCAAAGTAAATTATCTTAACAATAAAGATGTTGATGAATTGACTATGGTTATTAGCAATATGGTAGATAAAAAATTAGAGTATGCAGAATAAATATAGAAAGTTACTACAAAAAGAATCGCCTAACTTATATAAGAGTTATGAGAATATTGTTGAAGAGCAGTTTGAACTCTTTGCAAAAAAGCAATTAGATTATGGCATTAGTAATATAAGCACTGGTGCAAACCTAGAAACTAAGGAAGGTAAAGACTTTGCTTTACATGGTTTATGGTTTAGAATGAATGATAAAATAAGTCGTTGGAAAAATCTAATTATTAAGAATCGTAAAGGTAATAACGAAACCCTCTTAGATACATATCAGGACTTAGGCAATTACTCTATTATATGCCAATTAATAAATAAAGGTTTATGGAAGGAGTAAACGAGAACAAAAAGAAAAAAGACGGAAGAGCAAACAATGGTGCTTTAAAAGGAGTTTATAGAGGTCAAGGAAGACCGCCAAAAGCAAGGGAAAAAAAGCTAGGCAACTATGCTTTAGGTGCCATGAAAAAAGTATTTGGAAGTGAAGAGAAGGCGTGGTTAGAACTTGCTAAACAGGCTCAAGATAGTTTTCCTCATATGAGATTACTTTGGGAATATAAGTATGGTAAACCAAAAGAATTAAAAGAACTTAATGTAAAAACAGAAGTAAACATTCCTGTAATTAATTTTGCCGATAAAGAAAAAACTATTGATATTGAATCAGAAGATATAAAAGATGAAGACAGTAAATCTAATTAGCGGTGGCAAAACATCTGCATATATTTCTGCTAATTATGAATCAGATTATAATGTTTTTGCTTTAGTTAGAATTGAAGACAATAAATCTAAATTTAAAGACAAAAAGATAAGGCGAGAAGTAGAAGACAGAATACAAATGCCTTTTGTTGCAACGGCTGAAGATGACACCATAATTTATACTATATTAGATTTAGAACAATTTATTGGTAAAAAAATTAATTGGGTAAGTGGCAAAACATTTGACAAAGTGTTAGATACTGCTGGAACATTACCCGACCCACTTAGAAGATATTGTACAACACAAATGAAATTAGAACCTATATTTGAATGGTGGAGACAAAAGATTAAAGAACCTGCCGAATTTAGATTAGGGTTTAGAGCAAACGAACAAGCTAGAGCTAAAAGAACACTAGAAAAAACAAATGAAAATGGTTGTTTAGAAATGAAAGCAATAGTTGGCAAAAGAAAAACTAGAAACAAATGGGGAATTATCGAATGGCAAAAACCAGTTTTCCCTCTAATAAAAGATAATATATACAAAGATTCTATTGAAAAATATTGGAAAGATAAACCTGTTAGATTTGCATGGATGAATAATTGTGTTGGATGTTTTCATAAAAATCCTTTGTTAATTAAAAAGATGTATAATAAACATCCTAATAAAATCAAATGGTTTGCCTCTAAAGAAAAAATAAAACATAAAAAAGATGTTTGGTATAAATCAAAAAATTTATCTTTTAGCCAAATTATAAAATGGAATAATCAAACAGAATTATTTGATGATGATTTTAATGAATGTGATTCTGGTTATTGTGGAATATGAAAAAGTTAAACTTAAATAAAAAGTATCAGGCTCTATTTAATTCAGATAGTAGATACTATGTAATTACAGGAGGAAGGGGAAGTGGAAAGTCTTTTGCTACAAATACATTTTTAGTATTACTTACTTACGAAAAAGGACATAGAATATTATTTACTCGTTATACAATGACCTCAGCAGGTATGTCAATTATACCTGAGTTTATTGAGAAGCTAGAATTAATGGGCATACTAGACCAATTCACTGTTACTAAAACAGAAATCATTAATAATTTAACAGGCAGTTCAATATACTTTAGTGGTATTAGAACATCAAGTGGAGACCAAACGGCAAAGCTTAAATCTATTCAAGGTGTTAGTTCGTTTGTTTTAGATGAGGCAGAAGAGCTAACAGACGAAGAGAGTTTTGATAAGATTGATTTTAGTATTAGAGCAAAGAATGTTAAGAACAGATGTATATTAATTCTAAACCCTACTACAAAAGAGAACTGGATATATCAAAGGTTCTTTCAAAACAGAGGAGTTCCTGACGGATTTAATGGCACAAAAGAAAACATTACTTACATTCATACAACTTACTTAGATAATTTAGAACACTTATCAGAATCGTTTGTAAAGCAAATTAATGATATGAAAGTAAGACGACCAGAAAAATATAAGCATCAGATTATGGGAGGCTGGTTACAAAGAGCAGAAGGAGTTATATTTACTCATTGGAATATAGGTAAATTCAATACGGAAATAGATTCAATATTCGGTTTAGACTTTGGATTCTCTGTTGACCCTTCAGCGTTAATTGAAGGTGCGATTGACAAAACTAGGAAAATTATTTGGTTTAAAGAACATCTTTATAAAAAAGGTTTAACTACCTCACAAATTTATGATGCTTGTATTAGAAAGGTTGGCAGGAATTTAATAGTTGCTGACAATAGCGAACCGAGATTAATTACTGAATTGAAAACAAAAGAACAAGGATTAAACATAGTACCAACCATAAAAAAGAAGGGAAGTATATTATCAGGGATTGCATTGATGCAAGATTATCAAATTGTAATTGATAGCAATTCAATAAATTTAATTCGTGAATTTAATAATTATTCTTGGAAGCTTACAGGTTCTATCCCTCAAGACGATTGGAATCATGGAATTGATGCTTGTCGTTATCTTTGTCAGTACCTACTTACTAGGTCTGTACCTCATGGCAATTACTTTATTAGATAAATTTTTTTATATTTATTTGGTCAGTTGGAAATAATTAACTAAGTTTGTGTATAACTAATAAATAAAACAATGAAAACAAAGAAAGAAATCATTAACAAACATTTTAAACTAAAAAACGATTGGATACAAAAAAGTAATCAAAATCGTATGTTAGAACTATTAAGTAAACAATTTAAAAATAAATAATTATGAGTTGGATAGAAAACGAAACCTTTGACCATTACAGAAAAAGAGTAAATCAAATAGAAAAATCAATTAACCTATTAAGAAGTCATGGCTACACTGTTGTAGATTTAGAAGGCAAAATAATAGAAGAAAAAATAGAACAATAATGGAAGACATCATTGAAGAGCTAGAAGCTGAAATAAAAAGTTTACAATACGACATTGAATGGCAAAACCATTATATGAAATACTTAGAAGACAAGAATTGTGAATTGGATAATGAAGCTACAACCTACGCTAATTATATGATGAACTCAACAAAAACCTATAAAGTATGAAAAGAATAATTGATAAAATAAAAGATTATTTACAAGTGCCTAATAAGAAAAAACCTGTACCTACAAAAAGACGTAGCAACAAAAAATACAAACCCACACAAGAACTTACGTTGAAAGCTTTAATAAATAAAAACACAAGCAAGCGATTGCAAAGTGATGTAGACGTTCTTGCTGATTTAATAGTCAAACACTCGGGAGGAAATGGTGCTTTTACATATAGGTTAGCTAATCAGAGTTTTAAACTTTGTAATCATAATTCTTTAAGTAAATCACTTGAAAGATTATGGAAAAGAGAAATGTTAAAAACAGATTATATAAACAAAAAAAAGAAGTCAAATGAGAAAGTGTAACAAATGTTCGGCAAGAATAGAACAGAAAGCAAAACAATTATTCTGTTATAATTGCAAAGGGTATAAGATGCCTTACGAAACTTATAAATTTTATTCACTAGCAAATCAATTTAATAACAAATAATATGAAAGTAAACAAAGTATACAAAACAGTACGCCCAATGAAAAAGTTTGGCAATTTAATAAAGGATTTATTTATGCCGAAGCAATCTAATCATTTCTGGATAAGAGTAAAAGAAATCGCAGAAACTAAAGAGGAAAAAGAAGAGCAGATATTTAAAATAATAGAATTGTTAAACAATAGAATAGATATAAAACTATGAGTAATTTAAAAGCACACTTACAACAGGATTTACTTGAAGCACATGAGTGTTTTTACAATGTAAATAGAAATATAAATAACTATGTTGTAGATAATCAATACAACAATGAATTTAAAAGAAACCTAGAGAAGCTAGACAATTTCTTTACTTATTGGAACTATCACGCTAAAAACTTAAATAAATAAATATGACACACCTAGAAGATTTAAACCGAATTGAAATCAGACACCTTAGAGATACAGTAAATGTCTTTGAAAGCGAGATTAGGAAATTAAGAAAACTACTTAAAACAATTAAGGAAGAGAACGAAACTCTTAGAGCAAAAAATGAATTGCATAGGCAAAAATTAGAATCAGAATATAGAAAAAGTAAAGTATGAAATCACACAATAATTTACAATTTAATCAAAACGAAATATATGCTAATAAATTAGGGTATAAAGTATTAAAGGATGGAACTCTTTTAAATCCACAAAATAAATCTATTGGTCATTATAACAACAAAGGTTACAAAAGGTTTACTTTAAAAAAAGACAAAAAAACATATTTTATATTTGTTCATAGATTACAGGCATATCAAAAATACAAAGATATGATTTACAATAAGAATATTTTAGTTAGACATTTAGATGGAGACAAAACAAACAATTCTTATTCTAATATAGTTTTGGGAACAAATAAAGACAATATGCTGGACAGAGACAAAGAAGCTCGAAGAAAACAAGCAAACTACGCTTCATCTTTTACTAAAAAATACGATAATGAATTAGTAAAGAAGTTTTATAATAAAACTAAATCATATAAGTTGACAAAAGAAAAATTTAATATATCAAGCTCTGGAACTTTATGGCATATTTTAAACAAATCTGTTTTATAAATTTAATATGAGAACGTTAACCTTTGAAATAAAAGAAGTAGGGCAAGAGCCATACCAAAAGCAATTCAATACGGATAGGTCAATTCAATGGACAGTTCAACAGTATTCAAGACACAGAGCAATTCAATATATGAATTTAATAGAATAATGAGTTTAACACCCTTAAATCAAAGAAAATTAGCTAAACGAAAAAAAGCATTAAAGCATTATTTTTTTGTATGTAAAAAATACAAAATTAATAAAAGTAATAAATAAATTTAATACATTGTGAATTTAATATAAATTCAATACATTAGTAAAAACATTTTTGTTTGTTTGTTTGCCCTCTGTAAATTTTACAGGGGGTTTTTTGTTGGATAACTTGCAAAGCTAAAAACAATAAAAGCAATAAAGCAAATTAATATTCTTATTTAGAATTAATATAAATTGTCAGTTGGGTATTGACTCGTATTATTTTATTAACTAATATTGTGAATAATTATTAACTAAATAAACAAACAATATGAATATCTGGAAAAACATTAACGGAAATTATGGTAAATTTTTTATTGCACAATTACACAATACTAAAATGAACTTTAGTAAAACAAGGTTTGCAATTAATCAGGTAATTAACCGACCTTTTGACACTTTAAAAGATGCAAGAGAATTTAAAAATATATTAACAAAAGATTTTAAATATATAATATTAAAAAGATAATACATAAACAAACAATATGAGAACAATACATAAACTTTTTATTGATGCTTTAGTAATAATATCCTTTATTACGTTCGCCTTTATTATGGTGGCATCTCTTATAATTTTAACTAAACTATTTATATAATGAAAACAAAAATAAAAAAGCTATTTGCAAAAATCATTTTAAGCGACTTATTTATTAAAGTGTTTGTTTATACAAGTGCTTTTATTTTAACCCTTTTATTAACCATAAAAATATAAAACAATGAAAACAAAAACAATAGACATTAACGCTAAAGAATGGTTCGACAAAATTAACGGCAATTCCTATTTTTGTGGCACAATAACCCTTAATTATTTAATGGATAATGAGGAGACTTTTTTAATGCCGTTTCAGTACGGATATGGTTCACAATACGAACAAGAAGCTCAAAAGACATTAAACCAATTTAATAAAATATCTAGTAATTTTATTGAATATCAAAGTTTATATAGTTATTGTAAAGACAATAATATTGTATTAAGGTCAAACATAAAAAGAAACTCATTAAAAAGAGAATTAAAACAAATAGAAACAGATTATAACAATAACTTAAATAAATAAACAAATGAAAACAAACAAAGAAACAATTAAAACCTATTTAGAACAAGAGAAAACACACGGGAACAGTGCAAATGTATTTTTTGAATATAGCCGTATTTATTCGTATGGTTACCACTATATTTTAGGTCGTTTTCTTAATAATAATTTACTAATAATTAATGACAGTGGATATAGTGCAACAACCTCAAAGCATATTCACTTACTAAGAGACACGGCAAACGAATTAAATATTATAAATTATAGCGTGTCAAATGTTGAAATAAACAGCGTTTACAGTGAATTAAAATATTTAGAGGATAAATTGCACAAGGCAAGAAAACCCCAAATTTGGTATAATAGAATAAATTCACTTTATAATAATTGGTATGAATTCACAAAAAAATATGGTGCATTAATTATGTATAAAGAAAAACAATATAGTAAAGAGTTAACACTTTCTTTAATAGCTAAACAAAGTAATAAAGCAAAAGACATTCAAAAAATAATGTTAAGAGTTGAGCAATATTACACGGCATTAACTTTAAATATGAGCTTATGAAAACAACAGAACAAAGAAAGTATTTTATAAATGATGTTATTAATGCAGGTTATAACATAGAGCCGTTAACCTGCTTAAATTGTAACAGTCAAGAAGTAACATTTCATCAGTATGTTAATGATGCTTATTGCTCAGAGTGCGGAACATGGCAAACTGAATAATTAAATTATATTAATCTTTTAACGCCTTTTATTAATATTATACCCCTTTAATTAGGGGTTTTTTTATTCCTCACATTTTGTTATATTCTTAACATTCAGTTATTTATGATTAATTAAATATTGAAAAACTATAATTCTTTTCTTAATCAGCTATAAATATAGCCATATTAAGCAATTTAAGCACCTTTTTAGCTAGTTTCACACCCTTTCTGGTATGTACCCCTCATTTTAATTTAATAAGCCCTTAAAACGCCTCTAATT